ACAGACGACAACGGATTTGTAGAGTGTTATACTTGCGGTGTTTCTAAGCACGTTAAACAAATGCAAAACGGACATTTTCAAAGTCGAAAGCATACAAGCACAAGGTGGCTACACAATAGCAGTATAGCAAACTGTAAACCACAATGCCAAAAGTGTAACATCTGGAGCGAGGGCGAAAAATGGCAATACGGTAAAAAGCTAGAAGCTGAATACGGAGTAGAGGCAGTAGAAGAATTAGTACAACTAAGCCACAAAAGTATTAAGTACGATAAGCAAGACTTAATATCTTTAATACAACACTACAAAATGTTATTAAAAGAAATATGTGTATAAATACTTATTAACACGCTTGCAATAGTCAAACTTTTTACTAATATGCACGTATGTTAAGTAACAAATTATGTAAAGAGTTAAAAGCCATAGCTGCTAACTTCATACCATCCAAAGACTTAGACGATTTAACGCAAGAAGTCTTTTTACAATTATTAAGTTTACCAGAAGAAAAACTAAAAGACATATTAGAAAATGGTAACATCTACGGTTACTTTAATCGTATGTGCAAATTAAGTTATTATAGTAGTACAAGTCGTTATTATTATACATACAAAAAAGACCACGAGCTAATAACTTACAATACAGAAGTATTTATACAAGCCTTAAAGTACGCAGATAAAAAACAAACACCAGCACATTTATATATTATTAATAACGAGGTATATATAAATAGGATACTAACAGAGTTATACTGGTACGAGCGTGAACTGTTTAAACTGTACGTTTTAGGCGACAACAATGGGCGTAACTATACATACAGTACCCTAAGCGACATAACTGGTATAAGTCGTATGAGCATATACACAACTATAAAAGGCGTAAAGTCTTACATAGATAAAAGACTAAAAGAATTAAACAATGGTGTATAAAGAATTAGCAGAATTAATAGAATACGACATACCATATATAGAAGTGTATAATGAGGTAGGCGAATTAGAATACGTATTAGATTTGGATAACTTACAATTTGACGATATTGATGTAATGGTAATGCCTAACTATCAGTCTTACGGAATAATAAAACTAAATAGAGATTATGGACGACAAAAAAATGACACGACCGAGCTTAATGATTAAAAGCTACAACTATCTAAAAGCATTTAGTAAACGTGTACTAGGTGGTTTTGAAAATGTAGACGCATCAACTTATTACGATAGAGCTTATATATGTAGCAGATGCCCAGAGCTAACGCCAGAAGTAGAATGTAACGTATGCGGATGTCCGATAGAAACAAAAGCAGCGTGGAAAACAGAAGAATGCCCTAAAGGTAAATGGAAAAAGGTAGAATAAATATTTATAGAGTACTAATACTTTAATGTAAGAGTGTGAATAGCCATTTATGGTATTAGTATTCTTTTTATAAATTAAAAAATGACAGAAGAACAAAAAGAACGTATTTTAAAAGTTTGGGAATTTTGTAAGACTGGTCAAGCAAAGACTAAAGAAGCAAAAGCCGAGCTTATAACACTATACAACGAGATACACAAAACAAGATACAAGACTACTAGTAATTGTAGTAGCTGCATTAACACGTGTTATCAAGGTATAAAAAAGCTAGTAAATGAAATACAGATGTAAGTGTAAGGTGTTTGAAGTACACAAGACTACTATAAAAGTAATAGATGGTAAAGTAATAAAGCCAGAAACATTTTGTACAGAGTGCGAAACGTATGGCGAATACATAAAAGAGCATAAGGGTTTTGGCTCTATAATAAAAAGACCACAAGGCACAGTAAGTTCTAAAAAAGATATGATATAATGAAAACACCAAACTACTACAAGGGTAAAGTATATGGCTACGAAGCACACGAAGTTATAGAAGATTTTGCTGGCGACAACTATAATATAGGCGTGGCTCTTGCTTATCTTATGCGTGCTGGTAAAAAGCCAGACAACGATATTACAAAGGACTTACAGAAAACGATAGACCACCTAAATTTTGAGATAAAAAGACAGAACAATATTAAAGAAGCAAGAGAAAAAAATAAAAGAATTAAAAAAATACTCAAATGCAACTATTAGCAACTAACCAAGTTTACCCAAACAAAGAAAACCCACGTAATGTTAACGAAGCTAAGTTTGTTAAGCTAAAGAAGTCTATACAAGATTTTCCAGAAATGCTAAAGCTTCGCCCAGTAGTAGTAGACGAAAACTATATTATACTAGGCGGTAATATGAGATACCGAGCAATGGTAGAATTAGGGCATAAAGAAGTATGGGTAATAAAAGCAAGCGATTTAACAGACGAACAAAAGCAACAATTTATTATTAAAGATAACTTATCCTTTGGCGACTGGGATTACGACATACTAGCTAACGAGTGGGATAGCGTAGAGTTAGAAGACTGGGGTTTAAATGTATGGCAAAATGAAGATGACGTAATAGCAAATACAGACGAAGCAGAGCCAGTAGAAAAAGATAAAATAGTATGTGCGTTATGCGGAAAATAAACGACAAATTCGACACTATGCAAGATAGAACAACCAAGAACAAAATAGCGATGCTAGAGGCTTTAGAAAAAACTTTAGGAGTGGTAACAACCGCAGCAAATATAGTAGGCGTAGATAGGACTACACATTATGTATGGATGGACACAGACGAAGATTACAGACTAGCAGTTAGAGACATAGACGATGTTGCAATAGACTTTGCAGAAAGCCATCTACATAAGCAAATTAAAAAGGGCAATACACCAGCCACAGTATTTTACTTAAAGACAAAAGGTAAGAGGCGTGGGTACGTAGAAAAAACAGAACTAGACATAGCTGGCGAAATTAAACCGATTAACATAGAGTTAAGAATTGATAGCGACACTAACGAGTAAACAAGGGCAAGCCCTAAAGTATCTAACAGACGATACTACGACTGAACTGCTATACGGTGGCGGTGCTGGTGGTGGCAAGTCTTACTTAGGGTGTGCGTGGATTATAACACTATGCACTTCTTACGATGGCATACGGTGTTTAATCGGACGTAGCAAGCTCGATACTTTGAAAAAAACCACTTTAGCTACATTTTTCGAGGTGTGTGCTTCGTGGGATATTAAAGCTAACGTACACTACAAGTATAACGCCAGCACTAACGTAATAACCTTTTATAATGGTAGCGAAGTAATACTAAAAGATTTGTTTCAATACCCTAGCGATAGGAACTTCGATAGTCTAGGTAGTTTAGAACTTACCGCAGTATTTGTAGACGAGTGTAACCAGATTACAGAAAAAGCTAAACAAATAGTAGGCAGTAGAATTAGGTACAAGCTAGACGAATATAATTTAATACCTAAGATGTTAATGACTTGCAATCCATCTAAGGAATGGGTGTACACCAGCTTCTATAAGCCTAGCAAAGAAAACACACTACCAGAATACAGAAAATTTATACAATCATTACTAAGCGACAATAAGCACGTATCTAAACACTATAAGCAACAACTAGAAAAACTAGACTACGTAAGTAAGCAAAGGCTACTGCTGGGGAACTGGGAGTATGACGATAGCGAAGATAAGCTAATAGACTACAACGCTATTTTAGGTTCTTTTGAATTACAAGACACTAAGACTGGCAAAGGTTACATAACCGCTGATATAGCACGCTACGGTAAAGACAAAACTGTAATTATATACTGGAATGGTCTACGAGCCGAATACTTTAAGGTGCTAGACACTAATAGTGTTGTAGAGGCAGCAGAAGAAATAAGAACGCTACAACGATTACATAGCGTACAATTGGGTAATATCATAGTCGATGATGATGGCGTAGGTGGTGGTGTAAAAGACATACTAAGGTGTAAAGGCTTTGTAAACAATTCTAAGGCATTACGAGGCGAAAACTATACTAACTTAAAGACACAATGCTATTACGCTCTTAGCAACGCTTTAAACAAGTCTGAGGTGTATATTAACTGTAACAATATAACGCACAAGAATTTTATTATACAAGAACTAGAACAAGTAAGGCGTAAGAATTTCGATAAAGATACTAAGCTACAACTAATAAGTAAGGACGAAGTAAAGTTAGCTATTGGACGTTCGCCAGACTTTAGCGATGCGTTAGCGATGCGTATGTATTACGAGTTAAAACCGCAAGGGCAATAC